CGTTTACAAAAATTATAAAAGTCTTCCATTCTAAAATAAGTAAATTCTCTTTTGTCATCGGTGTATGGAAGTTTATTAAATATATCATCCATTGTTCTTGCTGATTGTCTATTGGTTGTCCAATCTTGTAGTAAAGAAGTTAATTCATTTGTTGGATCTAAAGATTTAAGTGGTTCTATTTCTTGTAAATTTTGCATTAAAGGTTTTAAAAATAATTCTTTCCAATCTTTTGGTTTTGGAACTGGTACTACTAAGTTAGCTTGATCTAAACACGCTAAAGCAAATAAAGGTGAACTATAAAGTTGTTCTGTTTTTAATTCGATCCGCGCTTCACCTACATCTAAAAACCATTGTGGTGGCGTTGATGTATACTTCGTTAAATTTCCTAACATAGGCATTTGTTCTTCACCAAATCCTACCCCAAATCTTTTTGTTCGACAGAGTCTTGATTGACAGACCGAGTTAATTGGTGCGTCTTTACATCTGTACTTGTCATAACCTTTTCTATTTACTGATTTAATTAATTGTTGAACTTCACTATTACTTAATGGAGGATTCATATATTCACGATTCGCGCCCACTAAATCATCTTCCCAGGAATCTGGTTTCGCTTGTTTATAATAAACAGCTATATTAAATAATGCATTGTTTCTCGCTCCTTCCCCAAAACCTTCCTTGGCCAATTGATTTAGACAAGGAGGTCCTAGAGGAAACGCTTCTTCTATCTTTTTCTCTTCGACTTCAATTTTCTCCACCTCTTCCCTTCTGCAAGCCAGAAGATCATAGAGCTGATAAAAT